GGCGGTGGAGTGGATCTGGGGTTACGCCAACGAGGCGGCCGGAGCGATCCACGAAGTCATCGAGATGGTCTGGTGTCTCACCAGCCAGTCTCAGTAACGCTGGAAAGGAGGGACTAGACAATGCCACTCGGAAATCCGGCAGTCCTCCCGATCCAGCCGTTCATCGGATACGGGATCGACTTCGAGCAGGAAGCGCGGGTCTTCGCGGCGGATACCGTGATGCCCTGGTTCAAGACGGAGAAGACGAACGGATGGTTCCCGGTTCCCGACGCGAGGAACTTCCTCCGCGCCGAGGACGCCACGTGGGGTCGGGAGACCGGTGCCACGCGCGTTGTCAGCCAATACGGGAAGGCCACGTTCCTTGCGCAGCCGTTCGGGCTTGAGGAACTGGTGGGCGATCTGGACGCCAAGGACTGGCCCGGCGGGCCGGGAGACATGGCGACCCAGACGCAGCGGCAGTTGCTTCAGCGGATTCTCGTCGCCCGCGAGGTGAGGATCGAGGCCGCAATCGACGCGTCATCGTCCTACGGCACGACGGCCGTCACGGGCACGGCGCAGTGGGCTTCGACGGCCACGAATCCGAGGCTGGACGTGCAGAAGGCGAGCAGCGCGATCCGGAAGCGCATCGGGCGCGGCGCGAACCGGATGGTTCTTCCCGGTGGGGTGGTCGAGGTCGTCACGGGAACGCAGCTGGCCGGGTCGGCCGGTGCGGCGATCCTGGACGCGATCAAGTACACGCGGCCCGCGATGGGCGACACGCTCACCGAGGAGCTGATGGCGCAGTACTTCCGGCTCTCCACGGTGAAGTTCGCGGAGGCGGTCCAGCAGCTCACGACGGCGCACACGTTGCGCACGGTGGGGGTCGGGCTTCCCGAGGCCGGCGTGTACATCTGGGATCAGAAGGAGGCGTACGTCTTCTACAACGGTGCCCCGGGCGCGAAGGAGCCGAACTTCGGTACATCGTTCGGTCCCGAACTCGCGACTCCGGACGACTACCGGGACGAGCGTGCGAAGGGCACGGCGTACCGGATCATTCAGGTGCTGGACGAGAAGGAGGTCTGCACCTCGTCGATGAACGTGCTCACGACGGTCATCGCGTAACAGGATGGGGGAATCATGAAGGTCGTGGTGTTGGCGGAGCAACTGATCTACACGGACAAGCAGAACATCCGCGCGGACTATGTGAGGGGGCAGACGTTCGAGATGGACGACGAGTACACGGCGCAGCAGATCGAGGCCGGGAACGTGAAGCGGGCCGAAGTCGCCGCGCATGTGGATCCTCCTGTCTATCAGCAGAAGATCAAGCCTGCTCCGGCTCCCAAGTCGGCAGCGGTGGAAGGATAGCGGGATGACACACGTCCGGGACCTCTCGCACGGGTGGTCGCTGTATGCGGAGTGGGCCTATCGGGACGACCGGACGCAGATGGATCTGCAGTTCAGGCATCGGGACGGGAGGGCGCGGAATCCGTTCGAGTTCGCGTCCTCCCTCGAAGCCCGGAGCGTGTTCCGGGAATTGAAACGTCAGCTCGACGTGCTGGACGCGGGGATATTGGACGGCACACGGGCTCGGCCTGGGCGTGAGTTCATATGGGACGCGCTGGATCGGGCCGTGCTGGCGTTGCAGTTGTCCCTGATCCGGATCGGAAGGTGGGAGGCAGGACTTATGGACACCGGGGTTCTGGTCCAGTGAGGCGCTGATGCCGTACGCGACGAACGCGACCGTGGTGGCGCTTCTGCCGGACCAAGTATCGACGCAGATATCGGATTCGAGCCGTCCCTCGTACGCGACGCTGACGACGTGGATCACGGACGTGTCTGGGGCGATCGACTCGGCGCTCGGTTCTGCGGGCGTGCTTCCGGCTTCGCTGTCGTCCGCCCAGGTACTGGCGCTCGGCCTCGCATGTGCGAAGGAAGTTGCCTACATGACCATGCTTGTGCGTGCAGGCACGGCAGGGGAGAAGGCGGATGCGGCGTGGGCGGCGTACCACAAGGACTTCGAGAAGCTGATGGAAGACATTGAGGAGGGCGGCTGGGCCTCGTCGGCTTCTACGTCAGGCTCTCCGTCGTCGTACACGATGGACTCCCCGTCCGATACAGACGACACGATCAATCCTGCGCTCGGTCGGAAGGTGGATTTCTGATGCCAGTCGCGTTCCGCATCTCGTCCTACGGCATGGAAGACCTGGTGACAGGTTTCGACCAGCTCGGGCGTGAGTTGCAGGACTTCACGGAGTGCTGGCCCGCGGTGCGGCAGAGTCTCGCGGGCGCCTTCGCGATGCAGTTCCGCACCGAGGGCGCGCACGGGCCCGGGAAGCGCTGGAACCCGCTGTCGGAGCGGTACGCACGCTGGAAGGCGCGGCACTATCCGGGGCGGAAGATTCTCGAACTGACATATCGGCTTCGGGACAGCCTGACGAGCCCGGGCGATCCCGACGAGGTGGTGCAGGAAAGCGCGCGGTCCCTATGGGTCGGTACGGCGGTGCCCTACGCGCAGTACCACCAGTACGGCAAGGGGCGGAGGCTCCGGCCTATCGTGGCCCTCACGGCGCGCGACGCAGCGGGGATCGGGGCGGCCGTGCATCGGAAGGTGGACAAGGACGTGCACAAGTTCTCGCTCATCAATCGGATGGCATCGCAGAGGGCCAGAGTGATGGCCGGGGCGCGCTGACATGGCTGTCTCCGACAAGCCGAACAGCGCCTATATCCTCGACACGCTCGTTGCGGACCTGGAGAACATCAAGCGGCCCGACTACTGGAGCGATGTCGAGACGGTGCGGCTTCCGAACTACGGGACGGATGACAAGGATCGGCTCTATGCAGACTGCGCTGCGGAGGGGTGCCACGTCCGAGTCTGGCTCGACTACAGCGGCTCGGGCGACGGCGTGTCGATGCTCGGGGGGCATCTCAAGTGCACGCTCGGCGTGATTGTGGTGGGCGTGGTGAAGGCTGGCGAGCGGCTTCAGGAGCGCACGCTGATGCTTGCGGAGGACGTGCGCCGGGCGATGATGACGAACCCGATGCGTTATCACCCGGACGTCCTCACGACGAACACGTGGGGCGTGAATACGGAGTATTCGAGGCAGGGATTCGACTTCGTGGTGGACGCGATCCCGAACGCTGCGGGTATCGGCCTGTTCCTCTCCACGTGGGAGATCGGCTACAAGTTCCCGACGGCGAAGGGTTAGGAGGGGCGATGGTGAAGGTGAAGTTTCTCGGTCCGGGCGACTTCAAGCGGTACAGGGTGGATCCTCCCGAGCCCGATCCCGGCGAGTACACGTTCGAGAAGGGCCGGGTGACGCTGTGCCCGAGGAGGCTGGCCGACTGGCTTGTGGGGATCACGTGGGAGGGTCGCGCGCCGGCGTACAAGCCGGAGCGCATGTTCGAGATCGTCGAAGGAGGTGAGGTCTAATGCCGCTCGGTATCGGATACGCCAGTTATGTGTCTTACATCCAGCAGGCGGCCTTTGGAACGGTCGGCACGCCGACGGTGACGGCGGCGCATCTGAGGTCGGGCGAGATCTTCTCGCCTCGTCAGACGAAGAACCCGCGTGTGACGACCACTTCGGTGATGCCCAAGGCGTCACAGACGTGGACGACGATGGGCCTCGTGGACGTGAACGCGGAGTTCGAGTTCGTGGGAACGGGCTCGCACGCGGAGTTCAACCCGATCCTCCAGGCCGCGTTCGGCAAGCGCCTTCGCGCTGCGGCTGCGGCGGATTTCACGCATACGTACACGGTCAACAACCCGCCCGTGGACGGCGGAACGGACGGCACGCCTGCGGGCGCGTTCTACAACCACGCGCTCACGATGCGCCAGACCGTTCACGACGGCACGAACGCCGTGGCGACGTACGTGGTGCAGGACATCTGCATCTCTCGCTTCACGATGACGATGGAGGCGAATGCGTTGCTTCGCTTCGGCGTGCAGGGCGTGGGGCAGAAGATGGCTGCGAGCACGGCCACTGCCTTCTCGGACATCACGGGTACGACGTTCTCGTGGATCCACGCGATCGCGGGCGCGAACTCGGGCCTCTATGTGGGGGCGGCGAACCCGCCCACGACGGCGGTCCTCGTGAAGCGTGCGACGTTCACGCTCGACAATAACCTGCGCTTCGAGCCCTTCTTGGGCGCGGCGTCTGGGCTCGAGCTGAAGCTCCCGACCCGGAACGGTTTTCCCACGGCGCGGCTGGACCTGGAGATGGACTTCGAGGACACGGCCGGGACGGACGCTGTGGTGCTGATGACGGACTACCTGGCGGGCACCGACCAGAACATCTCGATCAAGTACTACGTCGGCGCGGCGAACTACGTGAGCTTGCTCGCGTCGGCGGCGACGAAGCCCGCCATCATCAACAACCCGCGTCCCGTGGTCAACGCCGACGGTCCGGTGGGCTTCACCGTCGGCTTCGACATCTACCCGGAGGCGGCAGCGACGGACCTCACGCTCGTGGTGATGTCCGACACGTAACAGGGGCGCCCTTAAGCGGAAGGGGAGAGCATGGCATCAGCGTTGGAGGCGTACCGAAAGCGCGGGGTGATGGAGGGCGTGGCGCCATCGGGGCAGTCGTTCCGGTGGCGCGTCCTCACGGACATCGAGCAGGTGGAGTTCTGGGGCGGCTTCCCATCGGTGAAGGCGAAGCCGAAGCAGGAGGATCAGCCGGAGCGCACTCTGGCGGAGTTGGCGAAGGAGAACAGCGAGTTCTCGCGCCGGCTGCTTGCCCGGTGCGTGGTCGAGCCGCTCATCGTCGAGGCGGAGGCGGAAGCCGGGGACAGCTCGCTCCCGTACTCCGCCCTTTTCGTGCAGGACGTGCGGTGGCTGGAGCAGAGGATCCAGGCCGGGTTCTCCTCCCCGGGCGGCGAGGCCGACATGGCCACGGCCCGGGGGCTTCTTCCAGGCGGGTCTGGCGGTGGCGATTGACGACGCGTGCGCGGCCTACGGCGACTGGCCCAGCCGGCGGTTCGGCCTCTGGGACGACGGCCAGCCCGGCGGGGGGCCTGTAGCGCTGGCGTTCGACTTCACGGTGCGCCTGGAGGCCCTGGAGGCGCGGCAGAAGGCGATGAAGCGCGATGTGGCGGGCGTGGGGCCTGCCGACGTGAAAGGCCCCGCTGAGGGCCTGCGGGGCGTTCTGGAGGGGCTTCCGGCGGACTCCCCGCTGGGGGGCAGGATTCGGGAGGTGCTGAAGCGTGGCGACTGAACGGACGACGGTAGGGGTTCTCGTCGAGGCTCAGGCCCGGACTCAGGCGCTGGGGCAGGCTGCGCAGGAGGTGCGCCGTCTGAGCGACGAGGTGGCCAAGGCGCGCCGGGAGAGCGACGGCACGGCGGCCTCGGCACAGCGCCTTGGCACCGCGCTGGCCGGGCAGAAGGCGGCTGCGGACAATCTCCGGCAGGCCCATGCCGGGCTCTTGGCCTCTCAGCGCCAGACTGCGATGGGCATGCAGGCGATGGACACGGCCGCGCAGATGGCGTCGGCCCGGCTCGCGTCGATGTCCGGTGGCGTCGGAGCGCTCGTGGGCGGGCTGGGCGTCGCCGCGTCCGGCGTCGGGCTGATCGCGCTTGGCCTCTCCGCCGTGGGCATCGCCGCAATGGAATCTGCGAAGTCGATGGGCGCGTGGGTGGACCGCGTGGACGAGGCCAAGACCGCGACCGGGCTCACGGAGCGGGAGATCGGTGCGCTGACCCTGTCGGCGTCTCGTGCCGGGCACACCTTCGAGCAGGTGCAGCCGGCATTGATCCGCTTCTCGGCCCTGCTGGGCGAGGCGCAGCGCGGCGTGCCGGAGGCCGTGAAGAAGTTCGACGATCTCGACGTGAAGGTCAACGATATGGGCGGGAACGCGCGTGCGACCGGCGCGGTCCTGCAAGATACGATCTCTCGTCTCGAGGCGATGGGCTCGTCGGCGAAGGCGACGGCCGCAGCGACGGACATCCTGTCGGCGCGCGGCGCGCGCTATCTCGTCGTGCTCAAGGGGATGAACGAGGAGACGGCGAGGCTGGCCGAGTTGTCGGGCGTGACGCTCACGCCGGCGCTGCGCAAGATGGCCACTGAGGCGGACGTCGCCGTGGAGCGCTGGGAACTGGCCATGAAGCGCATGAAGACGTCGTGGGACGCGACGATGGCCCCGCTCGGGGCTTCCATCGCCAACTTCCTATCCTCTGTTGTCGAGGGGCAGTTCGAGGCGCTGGCCAAGATGGCTGAGTTCGATCGGTTCAGGGCCAATTACGCGCAGGCGCATGGGGGCGTGGAGCCCGGGTGGGACGAGTACAAGTCGTGGCGCGATAAGATGGACGAGCGAGGGCAGCGCGGCCCTTCTCCGGCCGGGTACACGTCGCCTTACGACGAGCCCGGGGAGCCGTGGCCGAGGCGGGGTGCCGCGCCGGGAACGAATCCTGTCACGGACGCCGAGCGGGCTCGTGTCCGCGCCTTGGAGGAGAACACGGATCAGTTGCGCCGGCTGGCGGACTGGTACGGGGACATGTATGGGCCGATGCCTCCGGGCCAGACGTTCAGCGGGGCGGCGCCGACGTCCATCAGTCCGCAAGCCAACATGACTCCGCGCGACTACGGCACGTTCCAGCAGGGCATGGCCGGTATGTCGTACTCGAACGTCTACGGAAAGGCCGAGCAGATCACTCCGTGGACGCTGGACGAGAGCGCCGGCGAGACGATCGAATCCATGGAACGGATCGGCGTCTCGGCCGACGAGCTTCGAATGAAGTCGTCGGCCGCTAGCGAGAGCATGGAGAAGATGGCCGACGAAATCGATGAGGCGCAAAAACGGCAGCGCGAGATCGTGCAGAACATGGTCCACCAGATCAGTTACGTGATCGAGGACGCGCTCACCGGCATGGTCATGAACTTCGTGCGCGGCATCGGGAGCATGGAAGACGCAGTGGATCGTTTCGCGGAGATGATCCTGGAGTTGGAATTGCGCGCGGGCATCCAATCTCTGCTGGAGCTGATCGGCCTCCAGTCCGGCGGCACGCTCCAGCCAGCACATGCGCAGACGGGCTTCACCATCGCGTCGGGACAGCGCGGACGGGACACCGAACTCATTCTTGGGGGTCGCGGCGAGATGGTGGTGTCGCATCAGGACACGGACCGACTCCGGAGGATGCTGGACCGTTACGAAAGGGGTGAGGCGCCGTCGGATATGGCGCGCCCAGCTTCGGATGGCTCAGGCGCGGCCCAGACGATAAACCTGACTATGAACTACAGCGGTACCCTGGTCGACCGCCGGGCTCTGCGCACCTTCGCGGAGAACGATCTGGTCCCGGTGCTGCGCCGCGTGATGTCGGCGGGAACGTACCGGAAGGAATGACATGGCCACGAGCGTGATGATCGGGAACTACTTCCGGGAAGGGACCGCGCTGGGTGCGAGCGGCCTGGTGGCCTCCAGCACGACGGCCGGGTACGGAGTTGCGAACATCCGCGACCCGAATCTGTACACGGGGTGGAGGACAAGCAGCACGTCCGACGAGTGGGTCAAGTTCCACACGGCCAGTTCGCTGGCCTTTGCCACCACGTTCTATGGCCTGGCGTGTGATTGCCGTGTGCCGCAGGGAGTCACGAACAACTTCCGCACTTCGGTCGTGCTGGAATACTCGGCGGACGACATCACGTATTACACGTGCGCCACGCTCGCGTTGTCCAGCACCTTCGCCAGAGTGTGCGTGAACTACGGGTCGTTTTTCGCTCCGGTGGCGTCGGCCCGTTGGGTGCGTCTGACATTCCCGTACACTGCTGGAAAGACCGACACACCCATCGTCCACTATTTCGCGCTCGGCGCTACTGCCAGAGCGCTCGTGTACGGCAGCACATATGACGTCGGGCCGAGTGCGCACCAGGTGGACCGCAATGTGGCCGAAGCGCGTACAGCGAGCGGGCTGATAGTGTCGAATCAGATCGAGCGTCAGCAGCGACGGGGCGTCCTGTCGTTTCGCGGGATGACCGAGACGCAGAGGGACGACTGGGAGTTCCAACTCGGCCAGATCAGGCCCCAAGTGTATTTCGCCAGCCTGGACGGGATGAATCATTTCGCCGGAGATACCGGAGCCTGCCTGCTCCGCTTCCTTCCGTCGTGGGGATTCAACTACGTCTACACCGGCGTCAGCGACGTGGAGATCCCGTATATGACCGAGCCGCATTCGTTTGTCAGGGCGGACTGGTAGATGGCTCTGCCCGACGCGCTGTCCGTGTCTTCCGCGTCCGCGGGGATGTACGCCACCATCGTCTTCACCGATGCCACATGGGGCGCGCTCACGTTCACCATCGGGGGGGCGAGGAGCGATGTGTCCGGAACTGGTTCGGTCGCCGTATGCCCGTGCGTGCTCGATTCCGGTCGGGTGCGAGCGGTCATCGACGAAGGAAGCGGGAGCGGCATGAGCGAATGGTCCTTGTCGCTTGACGCGAGCGTGCCGATCTATCCGACTTCCGGCACGTGGCTGCCCGGCAAGACGGTGCTCGACGCGGTACGGGAACTCGCGATGGCCGGGGCCGTGGTCAATGTGTACCAGTGGGCTCCGAACGAAACGGCTGAACAGATGTGGATCGGCTATTGGCTCGGCGTGGAATCGGTCGAATCCGGCGATGCGATCACGGTGCTCAACGCGAGCGTGGTAGCATCCGTCCAGGACGTGTCCGCATACGTGAGCGACGCGGTGACGGCGACCTCGTTTCCGCAGGCGCCGCTCGCCTCCCTCGGGTCCGTGATAAACCGCGCCTACGGGAAGTTGGCAACGAAGTTCCCGGGCACGTCCACGCTCTACCCGGGCGACACGCTCTTCTTCTGTTTCCCGCAGTCCGCAGCGAGCGGGATCGTGGTGGACGACAGCATCGCATCCATGCGCACGAAGATCCGGTACAACAAGAACGACGGCACGTCGCTGTGCGGCCCGGCCGTGGTGCCCATGGCCACCGGCAGGCTGACGATGGGGAGCGGGTTCTGGGTATGGCTCCCGTCTGCGGGGCAGTACGGGATGGTCGACTTTGAATCCCTGCAGAACGTCCAGAACACGACGGCCTTCCTGGAGGCCGAGGTGAAGATGGGGCCAAGGCTGTTCGTCCCGGCCCGCGCTTCTGAGGTCGGGTCCACCCATGCCCTCGGGATCGCGGACCAGTACAAGCTCGTCAACGACGTGGCGACGGATTACGTGACGACCGGCGCCGGCGACTTCATCGTGTCGTTCAACTGCCCGAATCTCTCGATCCCGGGTTCCCGCGTGGATCGTGTGTACGTGGCGGTGGACGTCGAGAATCCCACAGGCAACCCGATCACATTCGAGTACGGGCTCTGGAACACGCAGCATCCGGCCGGAGCCAACTGGTGTGGCCTCCACGCGGACACGCAGACTATGCTGGCCGGGGCGGCCCGCATCCGGTACTACGGGGATCTCCCGGGAGGCGTGTGGGCGGCGCGGAACGCGGTGTACGGGGACGTGGACATGCTTTCTCTCGGTGGTACGGACTACCAGGCGTTCCGGGACGGGGTGCCGACCGTGCAGGACGCGGCATTGAACCGCATCCCGGTGGAGCTGTCGCTGCGCGTGACCGGAGCGACCAAGGCGGGGCTAAGGATCTACGGGATCACCGCGATCTTTTGGGTGCGCATCACCGCGAAGGATCATCCTGGGGGTCTTGACATCAATTCGGGATACCTGAACCAGAACTACAACGCGCTTCCCTCGGACGACATGTGGTCGGTGCCTTGGAAGAAAGAGCGTTGGGGGCTGCCCCGGTGGAATCTGTGGGAGAGGTGGCGTTCCGGGGAGCAGTTGCAGGCCGGGCAGATGTCGAGAATCCGCCAGATGGGGGCGAACTTCGTGTTCGTAGGCGGCGGCCAACTTGATGACGGGGCTGGGACCTATACCGGGAGCGCCGGGTCTACCATCTGCCGGTCCTGCGACATTGCGTTCCATCTTCTGAACAAGGTCGGCGGCGAATTGGTGAACACGTCGGCCGGCACGCTCGGCAATTTGACGTCGGCCAGATCGGAAGACAACGTATACGAGAAGGACATCGCCGTCGTGTTCGGCCCCGAGAACGAGACGCTCGCGGAGGCAATCAACACCATCCAGGCCGCCACTCCGCTGAGGATATTCAAGAGCGGGTCCCGCTGGAAGATGATCTACGAGGAGCAGAACCCGGTATCGACGCGGTTCTACCGTTCCACCGGGGACCTGAAGCGCATCGGGGCTAGCGACTACATCGAAGGCTCGATGCGAGTGACCATTCCCCCGGTGATGGCGCTGTGTAACAAGGTCACGATGAAGTTCGGTCACGGGGCGTCGAGCGGGGTGGGCACGGGGAGTGTCGAGGCGTACCACCCTCTGAGCCAGAAGTATTACGGGGTCCGAGGGTTCCGCACGGTAGACGCTCCGCTTGTGGTCTGGGACAATCGCGGCGGAGCCGGAGCCATCGGCACGCTTCCCCCAGCGGCCACCTACACGGCGAACTACCACGCACACGTGGGCGCGAGGCAGAGGTTGACGGTCACGCTCAGTCTTGTCCAAGGCTTCTACGACTTGAGCCGGGGGCACGTGGTCGAGTTCGACTCGACCGTGGACTCGATCTTCCCGTGTCCGGCGTACAGGGTGGGAAGGCTTGACTACGTGTACCCGTATTTCGCCTCGGGCATGCCAGATCAGGCGAATAGCATCACGCCGCAGTACACGGCGTCCGGGGCCGTGGCCGATCCGAGAGTCCACTTCGGGGCGCAATACCAAGTGTCTTCGGTAACCGTGAAGATTGCGACGCCGGGCGCGTACACCCCGGTTGCAAACGGGTGGGGGTACTATAGTGGAGCCGCATGGGTTCCGTTCAGCAACGTCGTGCGAAGCGATGGCGGGGATCCGCTCACGGTGTTCTCCTCGGCGGCCGGCACGTACACGGTCTCGTGGGATCGCCCGTCGCCGGACGCGTGGAAGAAGTGGGTAGCCTGGGATGGTGTCTTGCATCACGGGCCTTCGTACTGGTTCGGCATGTTGTATTCCGCGCCGACTGCGGCGGCGTATGGGGATGCCGTGACGGTCGTTCCGATCACGTGGGCGGGTCGGCTGTTCGAGGTGATCGAGGCGACGAGGAGCCCCGGTGGGTCCGGGGACTATCCGGCGATGGACGTCGTGCTGCAGGAGGTCATGTGAACGAGGAGATCGTGGACAAGAACGCCGTCACGAGGCCGGTCATCGTTATCGGCTTCAACGAGGCCGGGGACTACCGCGTCCAGTCTGCACTGTCATCGCACGTGTTGGCGGTAGAGCTGGAGCGGCGGGCGCAGATCGTGAAGGCGAATATACCGCCCCCACAACCTCGGCCGATAATCGAGCCCGTGAGGCTCATGCCGCAGTCCAGAAACGGGGTGAACTAATGCCGACGCTGAAACAGGTTGCGGACCTTAACGACAAGGTGTCCCGGCTCCAACATCTCATGGTGAGGGCACGGGACGACGCGCAGGCCGGGAAGATCGACCGGGACGGGGCCGCCGACACCGCCATCCCCCTGACTCCGGAACTGGTGCAGCTCTACCAGGGCCGCATCGATGCCCTCGTGCGCGCGGTCAAGACCGACGCGGCGGCGCTGACGTGAATGTGCTTCTACTCTCTCTTCTCCTGGGGCTTCTGATGGCCGACGGGATCACTCAGACCGGAGTCGGAGCGGCGATCCTGCTCCAGAACGACGCCCACGCGGACGCCTCTCTGGACGGTATCGCGGGCTCCTACTCGTTCAACG